CTCGACAAAACCATAGCCGTCGTTTGGCGGGTAAACGAAAAACTCCTTCGGGAAACGGTCGTCGTAGACATAGTTCTCCACGAGCTGAGAGGGTGTCTCCATATGCCATTGTGGCACCACCGCATCGAGCAGACTGCGCGTCACAAGCCGAACAGGCGTCAGCGGGACGCCGTCGGCGTCGAAGTTTCGCGTCACCGTAATGAGGGACCAGCCGTCCTCGGGGATCTTCTGATGTGTGCCCTCAACGAGTGCAAGCGTCTTCACCTTGGAGTACGCGCCCGGCGTGCGGGCGATGGCGATCTGCGCTTCGGAGAGCCATTCGAGCATTTCGGGCTTGGTCCAGCGCGTGTAATCGGGGTCCTGAAGCGTCAGTGCCGCACGCTCCATGATCTCCTTTGCTGCCGTCATTGTTGCCTCCATGAAAAAGGGGACAGGTTGCCCTGTCCCCTTCGGGGTTATTCGCCTTTATCAGGCGTCAGCGACAACCATCGGAACGAGGGCCTGACCCTGCGTAACCTGATTGCCCCAAACCTGCAGGCCACGCACCAGATTGCCGAAGTCATTCGGATTCTGGAGCGTTTCCATCTTCGTGATCTGGGATGCGAACGAGATGCCGCACTTGTGACCGGCGAAGATGAGGTGGCGGTTGACGGCGCTGGAGCTTTCCGTGGAATTGTCCCAAGCCTTACCCGCCTTGGCGCGCGGAAGCTGGTTGCTAAGGTAGATGGAGAAGCGGTCAATGGAACCGATTCGGCCATTACGCAGCACGGACTTCGGATCGCCCATAAACTGTGCCTGAGCCAGCGGGGACATCATGAGAATCTGACGTTCCTTCGGCGTGATGACCAGATAGCGGCCTTCTTCCGGCACATTGGCTTCATCCATCACCGTCGACATCATGGTGATGTAAGACAGGATGTTTTCAGCCGTAAGAGCAACACCGGCAGTGTCATCACCAAGGTTGTACGAGCCGGAAACGCAGCCAGCGTTCTTGCCCATGTTCTTGGTCCAAACAGCGTCCTTGCCGGATTCGGACGTCTTCCAAGCACCCTCCGTATCAAAGAAGGAGCTGTAGATGACATCGCGGTCGATGTGAAGCTTCATCTGGGTCGAGGCGTCATCCGTGAACATGTCCATCAGATTCGGCTTCGACTGGAATTCCATGATGCTGTTGACGTTGACACCGAAGTAACGGGCCTTGTCAATCTTCAGCGTAATGGTTTCCGGAGACGGAACTTCGTATTCCAGCTGCATGCCGACCTTGTATTCCTTGGTCGACAGCGTCGGAATGGTGTTGATGATGACCGTATCACCGAGGTTGGAGATTTCACCCTGCCAGTCGGTGTTGGCGATCTCGCCGAAGATGGTCGTGTTGTAGAACTTCTTCGCGAGCTTGCCGGACCAGAGGGTCGGGATGAAAGTGCCGGAATACGGCGGGTTCGGTGCGGCCGCGCTGTTAGACACGGCCCACTGCTGGTTGTTAATCGGCAGTACGGTAGCGGGCGTAATAGTCGCCATTCAAGTCTCCTTGTTTGACGCTACGCCCGTGGAGCTAAGGATCAGCCTGTAACGCGCCCGGTAGCGACAGCGTCAGCAATTTCTTTTTCGATCTTCTGAGCATCCTCGTCCGAGATCTGGTTTCGACGCCAAGCGTCGTAAAACGCTTGGATCTCTGCCTGCGACCATGCACGGGGCTCAGGTTGGACTTCGGCCGCACCCTTGGTGCGGGCGGGGCTTACTTGTCGAGCGAGAGGATTGCTGGAACGATGCGCGTCGTGGTACTCCTTGAAGATCGCACTGACTCTATGGGCATCCATGGCGTTGAAGGCGCGCTGAAGCGCTTCGTTGCGCTGGAATCCATAGATCGGATCAGCCTCTTCGAGCCAAGCAAGAAAGCCCGGTTCAGAGTTCTGGGACTCCCAATAAGGGGCCTCGTCAGTAAGAGTGCGATAAAACGCCTCTTCACGCTGAGCCGCATTAGCCTGCGCCTGAGAACGCATCTGCTGTCGCAGTTGCTCGACCTGCCCCTTGAGGGAGGCGGCCTCAGCCGCAAACTTCGCCGACTCTTCTCGTGCACCGCGTCGGACAAGGTCAACCATGTCCTCGCCGTACGTTTCAGAATCTCGTTCGGTAATGTAGGTTTTCGCCTGTTCGTATCGAGCGACTTCACCTCGCAGACCGTTGTTCTCCTCCATCAGCTGCTGGATGCGAGACTCAAGGTCCTTCGTCTGCTGATGCAAGCGCGGAACTTCCGCGTTGTACTTGCCCTGCAGAGACGCATAACGATTGCGAAGCTTCTCGACGCTATCGGCTTCAACCTGATCTTCTGGCTTGTTGTTCCCCACAGGCTCGGTAACTTGCGCGTTCGGGTCCTGAATAGACTTTTCCAAAACCTCTGCGTAGTCCGCCGCCTTTTGGACGGAAGAAGGCAATGCCATGTTCTTTTCTCCTTAGCTCCGACTTTACGGTCAGCTTTTGTGGCTCTTGGCCACGGTTTCCAAAATGTCCTTGATGGCCTTGCACTGGCCCTGCATACGATAAATCACGGCCATGTCCGTGCTCGACTGCAGGGTTTCAGTTCGCTCCACCAAGAGTTTTTTGAGAAACTGAATCATCGGCTTGAATTCCTCGGTTCCAAGTCGGTGAAAGCACGCCCTAAGGCGAGCTTTCTGCTCCGGAGTTTCGAGGTCAAACCTACTGCCTACAGTATACTCATATTCATACATAGTCTATACAGCTATTGACTGTTAATTCACCTGATTGGGCAATTTTGCAGCCTTCGTGTTGACCTGCGGACTCCCGTCCTGAAGTCGGCGCTTGTCCGTCTGATTGTCGGGTGCGGCGGGGCTTCCGCCAGCCGCAGGCTGGCCCTGCATCTGCTGCACTTGAGCGGCCTGCATCTGCGCCATCTGCATCAGCTGCTGCTCGGCCATCTTGGCCTTCATGACGGCGGGAGCCGGAACGATGCTGTCCGCGTCGAAGCCCATCTGCTTGATGGTTTCGCGAAGCATGACCGCGATGCCCTCGGGGCCAATCAACTGCGTCAGCACGGGGTTCGTGCAGACGATGTTGAGGAACTCGTTCTGACGCTGCTGCTGTTGCTGCTTCATGACCAGTGCGGATGCACCTTCGGCCTGAATGGACACGTCACCCTTAAGTTCAGGGTCATCCAAGTACATCATGTTGTAAAAGTACAAACGCTCAATCGCGGGCTTGAGAATGCGGTCAACAGACCCAACGACGTTCTTGATCGACTTGCCTGCGTTCGACATCAGCATCGACATGCCAGAGGCCGTGCGGCCTGCACCGCCCACGCTGGCGTCGCCCGTCATGTAGCGCGGAATGCCCGTGTACTCGTCGGCAAGCGTGGCGAACTTCTCATAGATCCCCATGAGCTCTGCGGCGTTCGACTGCGGCTGGAAGAAACTGATCGGCTGAACCGTCGCGCCACCCGTGCCGTTGTCCTTGAACTGCCAAATCTTCCACGGATACATCTGCGTGAGATCCTCGCCCACCGGCAGTCGGGACACGTCGTAGGCCACCTGCGGGCCGGACGACAGGCTCATGTTGTTCACAAGGGCGCGTGCCGCCGCGTTGCACACCGCCTGCGTGTCGGCGCAAAGCTCGGGAATGGACTTGCCCCAGAACGCTCCCGGGATGTTCTCCCACGACGTCTTGTAGTACGGCTTGCGATGAAGCGGGTCTGGGTTGATGGTCAGCTTGATGACCCAACGGCCAATGAGCCATGCCTCCACGTGGTACTCGGCGAGCGGATCCTCAACCTCGGACTCGTCGACACCCCAGTCGAGGAGCATCTTGCCCTGCACGGAACCCCAGAACTGAAGTGCGTCGATGAGCTCCGAGGGGTTCGTCAGCGTCATCAGCGACTTGCCCTCGGCTTCTGCACGCTCGGAGTCCACATAAAGCCATTCGTGCAGGCCGCCCTTGCCATATTCGTCCAGCACGGCATTGATGGCGGGGGTACTGTACCCCTCAACGTCTCTCAGACCGACAAGGTCGGTACGCGACAGACGATGACGCTCGATGAGGTAGCCGTCGTCGATGCACGTCGCATCAGGCGCAGGATAAAGGTCAAACGGGTCGACGCGCTCCCATTCAAGCCGGAAGGCGTCCTCGGTGTCCACGCCCATCTTGCCGTTAGGACCGGGCTTCCACTTGAGCTGCGGACGCACGCGCACCACAGGGCCCTTCAGGATGGCTGCAGGGAACGTCACGAGGTCGTCAATGAAGGCGTCCATGGCCTCTTCGAAGCCGCCCTCCGTGAGCTGGTCCTTCATCTTCTCCGTCATGCGCTGAGCGCGGGTCTTCGCAATCTCCTGCACCTTCGCAAACGCTTGGTCACGCACGGCAAGCATGAACTCACGAACTTCGGCGTCGGACGGGAAGATGCCCATCGCCATCGCCTTCTGGATCTCCTGCTCGGCCAAACCCACAATGGACGACTTCGTCGTCTCGTCAATGTCAGCCACGGGCGTCGGAGCGGCAGACCACGGCATGCCGCCGAGCGCCTCACGAAGCCATGCAGCCGCAGAGCGGCACTTGTTGCTGGTAAGCAACATGTACACAACCGCCGACCCCTGCTCCTGCAGCGTTGCCAGCATGTCGGCGTCGTATTCGCCACGGCGCTGTCGAAGGTTCTTGAGCATCTGCTTCTCGACCTTCTGCTCCTTCGAGGTACGAGCCTCGTTCCAGCACCGGCGGATATGGCCTGCAATGCCCGTGATGATCGGCTTTTCAGCCTCCTTCTCGGCGGCGGCGCGCTCATCCTCCAACTGCTGAGACAGTGATCGCATCTCCATAATGCCCCCGACGTTGGTCACGCCGGGCACCTGTCCGCGAAGGGGGATCGCCTGACCCGCCGGTCGAGCGAGTACCACCGGCTGAGCCTCAATAACAGCTACGTCCATCTACTCCTCACTTATACGGGCTTATACAAGCTTATACTAGCTTATACAAGCTTATAAACGCCTATAAATAGCGGAAGGCCACCTTCTGCACCGGCACGGCCTTGTCCGCAAACTGCTGGTTGTAGATGCCACTCGTATCCGTGTGCAGGCAGAGGTACTGCAGAGCGTCGCAGATATCGGACCAAGGGTGAGTCTTGTCAGGCTTGTCCTCGGTATTGCCGTCCGTCTTGCGCCTGTAGCGGTACTTGCCCGCCAGCGCGGCGATCAGCGAAGGACAGCGCGTGCCGTCAATGAGCATCCAAGGCTCCCCGTCGATCACGCGGGTCAAGTTCGCGTCAACGGCGGAGATTCGAGCCTGAATCGAGTTGGTCGACGCGGTGCGCACCGACAGCCCCTCGGACCGAATGATGTCCAGCACCGTGCGCTCGTCCGTCGGAGCCCTCGCGTTCGCCGCCGGGTCAATGACCACAACGACGGGCTGCCCCGGAAACCGACTGGCAAGGATCGGCTTGATCTTCTCGCGGATGAACTTCGTCGCCCCCGTACCCGTTGCATACGCCTCGTCGAGCACCAAAAGGCGGCCCTTGTAGTCCACTTGACCAAAGACAGCCGCCGGGTGCAGAGCCGCATCCATACCAATGATAATGGGATTGTTTGTGCTCTTAATATACCTCAACGGGTCTTTTGAAACGTGCAAATCGCGCGCGAAACTGCGGAAAACCGGCTGGCCCGCTAGGCTCTTGCCGAATTTGGAGTGGATGTAGACGTCGATCCAGTCCTGATCCTTGCCCTCTGCGAGGTTGTCGTAGTATCCGGCGGGCAAAAACTCAATCCAGTCGGCCTTCGGAGACAGTCCCGAAGGCTGAATCGTCACGTGGCAGTTATTGGGCGGAGTACTCAAGAACTCCTCCCAGTATGTTTCCATATCGGGAGGGTTGGAGGCACCCCACAAGTGGGCATTGGACTTGCCGTCCTCCGTCACGCACCCACCAATAGGAAGTCCGTTGTCGTCGTTTCCCCACTCAGGACGCGGCTTCACCATCATCTTGTTCGGATATCGGCCAAGACGCCCCTGAATGGTCTTGAAAATCTCGGGGTTGATCTCTCGAAACTCGTCAAGGATGGCAAAGCTCACCTGCAAGGACAGCAATCGGCGCACGTCGCGGGCGTCGTCCAACCCGCGGAACAGCACTTCACACTCGACGTCATCAAATTTCAGCATGAACACATTGTCGGTCTTAGCGTAAGTGCCTGCTACACCATCAGGGAACCACGACAAAAAGTCGGGGATTGATGTGTCCCGCAGCTGTTCTCGCGTGTTTCGTACAAACACCGCTCTAGACCTCCGAATGCCGTCCTCGCAGGGAGCCATTTTCTTTGCGTGGTAGGCGATTTTCATGATCGCCGCGGTCGTTTTCGTACTTCCGATAGGCCCCACAACAAGGGATACGAACTTCTCACTTGTGAAAAACGGTACAAGTGACTTGGGTGGCACATAGGTTACCTGAGCCATTCGCACTCCCCGTCTTCGATCTCCGCACGGATGGAAGTCCATCCGTCAAAGTTCCTCACGCGCTTGCCGTCGTAGCTCGCCACGTGCTCAAACGGACTCATGTGGCCGGCCTTGAGCCAGTCATAAACTCGGTTCTGGTCATCGTCGAACGACGTTTCCTTGCCGTCCGAGCGCATGATGCACACGCGCCCGCACGCCGCAATGTTGCGCACGATCTGATCGTGGCGATCCGTCTCAACAAAGAAGTCCCTGTACGGAAGGTGCACCTTGTCCTCGCGCACTACGGCTTTCTCCATCGCAGCCTTCATAGCCCTCGCGAGGTTTTGCATCTCGGGCTGAGCGTCCTTCGCAAGGCGGAGCTTGAAGAACGGCTTGATGTCCGTCGCTGTCACGAGCGTGCGGATGCGGAGCCACGGCTCAAGTGCACGGTTGAGCACCTGCTTGTGGATGCCGTACTTGTCCTGCATCTCAGACACCCAGTCGGCCACCTTCGCGCCCATGTTGCGCCACTCAGCCTCAAACTCCCGCTTGCGCGCTGGGGAAAGCTCACGCCCGGCCACCATGCCCGCCTGATTGAGCCCCACATGGTCGAAAAACGCAGGGGTGTTGTACACCTCGTCCAGCGTCACCTTGAGCGGCGTGGCACGCGAAGAGGACGCATTGCGGCTGAAGGCCCGGTGGGTCAAGAGTTCCGGATGGATATAGCGAGGATACATCAGCTCCCACGTCACAATCGTCTTGCCCTTGTGCTTCGTCCTCGCAAGGCACGTAGCGGTGCACTGGCCCACCGTCGTGGTCGACCCGTTAGTCGTAAACAGCATTTTTCGTCTCCATCTTGCTTTCCTGCTCTTCAACCCAGAGCTTCGCTGCGTAGTAGGCCGAGCGCCACCGCGCCTCATTCGTCCGAAGCCACTTGGCGCGCTCATAAAGGCCCAGTGCCATGATGTACCGCGCGTCGAGCTTTTGAGACAGGAGCCACACTCCCAAGGTGTGCAGAAGCTCGTTGCCGAACTTCTCACCATGCACCACCATGCTCAGATAGCTCGGACTCACCCCGAACGTTGCGGCGAGCGTCTTGCAAGACACCCCCACTGTGGACAGCTCCCGCTTGAGAGCCTCGGCCATCGTTTCACTTGGCACCATCCGCGCCTCCGAACGACAGCTCCATGGGTTTGAGCTCCTCCACCTCCTCGGCCTCTACGAGCTCCGCCTTCTTCTCTTCAGGCGGCGGGGCGATCGGGATGTTGATCGTGATCGAGAAGCCCGGCCCCGCACTCACCTGAGCACTCGCCTTGGGTTCAAGCTCCCCCACACGCGTGAGAAGCTGGAGCGCTGCAGCCTTGTCCTTCACGGGTGTGTCGGCGTCCATGGCATGCTTGTACATGTTGTCCATAAGGCTGTCAGCCATCACGGCGGCCTTCAGACGAAAAGTCTGCCCAGAGCGCTCCATCTCGCCGCGCACTTTGGCGACGGCGGCTTGGAAGTCCTCGCGGTCCTTGACCTCGTCCCACTCAGCCTCGTCAAACCCATACCGCTTGGCGATGTCCTTGCCGTCCTCGAGGCCAGTGGCGACCTCGCGGATCATCTCAGGCTTGATGGTCAGGTACTTCCTAGCGGTCAGCGCCATCCGGCACCTCCTGAGCCGAAGCCCCGACCATCTCATTGATGACCTTGCCGCTCGGCACAAACACGATGACGAGCAGGCTCACGATAATCAGCGCCGCCCAGATCTTGAACACGCCGCTGGTCTTACGCGCTGCCTCTGCTAGGCTGAGCCCCTCAATCCCGGCGTGGATGCAGAACACTCCAGCCAGAAAGGCGCACCAACAGAAGACGATCGTCGCGACTGCGCACAGCGATGTGCACACATCGGCCAGATAAACCATCAAAGGCGTCACTCGTCCGCCTCCTCAAAGAAGCTACTGGAGAACGCAGGCATCGGAGGCATCAGGGGTGGCGAAGGGGGCAAGGCACACAACGGCCAAGCCTTGACGCGGAGCTTCTTGAGCTCGCGCTCATAGAACTTGAGATAAAAGCCAATGCCCGCTTCATTGAGCTTCAGAAGCGCACCCTCGCCTTTAAGCCCCTCGGCGGTCGTGATGTCGAGCGAATTGCCGCAGACCCTGTGGTACCCCACAACGCCGAAATCTTCGGCATTCCACACATCCCCCTCAGGGGTGCAGACACAGAACCCCGGCTTGACCCCAAGCTCGTCGGCGGCCAGCCTTCCAAACTCCATAATGTCCACGATGGCAAGGTCGTACCGGCACCCGCCGAACCTGCCGGGCTCCGGGACTTCAATGATGCAGGCGTAGCACCCGTCTTCACGAGGCACGCCACGCTCGAAACCCTCGGGCCAGTTACTCAACGTCGTCATTCCCCTTCTCCTCTCCGAGCTCCTTCAGATACCTGTCAATCGCCCGGCGAATCAAGTAGTTGTACGAGCACCCAATGCGGTCAGCCTGTGCCTTCAGGCGCTCAAGCTTCTGAGCGGACACGCGCACATTGATCTTCACGTAGTCGGCAGCCATCAGCAGAACAGCCTTTCAAACATGTCGTCAACTTCCCTGCGGGCACGGGCAGCCCTAAGGACCTTCTCAGCGACGGAGGGTTCAGGGGCCTTGGCGTCAGTTCTGTCAGCCGGTTCGGCATCTGACTTTTCCAAGCGGTCCAGCACGCGGCGGAATTCGTCTCCAAGGGGGTTGCCAGCCTTGTAGAGGGCCACCATGCACTCGTGCACCTGCTCCTGCGTCAGCGTCACGCGAATCTTCTTCATCGCAGTCTCCATAAAGAAAAACCCCTTGGGGAACTCCACCGGATCGCACGTTAAATGGCTCACAACCGTGCGACTCAAGCCTCCGCTAGTGAAGTTCCCCAAGGGGTTGAAAGGTTGCGCCTGCCCGAGGGATCGTGTCTCGAACTTTCAGCGCGGCGTACGCTGGTCGGTCAGGGCCTCCGACTGGCAGATGTGGCACTGGAGCCCCACATCCCCGAATTGGCGCCCGGAGCTGACTCCGGGACTTTGACACTCGCGGGGGTCAACAACTGGCTGTTGAGAAGGCTTTTTGGTTAAAAAGTGCAGCCGTCAAAGCACGCGCGAGCCGCTCTCGTCAGAGAACACGGTTCCCGCACCCAAGGAGCCGCCATAGGTGCGGGGGGTCTAGGAGAGACCCAAAAGACTGCAACCTGTCGTACCTGCCACCCTACCCCTGAAAAGGCGGCGGAAAGCTGCAGTCTTTTGAGCCCCAGTGGCGAAGCGTCGCGGCCCACTGCCGTCTAGCCGCGACGCCCCTGCACACACGGCCTGTTGGGCCGTTTGGGGTCACCTGAAAGGTGACGAGTGAATAGTAGCAAAGGGGGCGAGGAAAGTCAATACCTGTATAGGCGTCGTATACATTATGGCTACTTTTACGGCTGCTTGCACTAGTGGAGACAAGGTGTAGACCTTTTGAAAAATTGGGTTTGCTTTATGGCTGTGCAGTAAGCACCCCCGCGTGGTGTGAGGCCCGGTCCCTACCCCCACCCCCCGCCTAGGGGTGCAGGGGTCTCTACCTATTGTTGCAAGGGGCTTGCCTCCTTGGTGTTCTCTGACTAGGTACGGAATCGCCCTGCCGAACTCATTCGAACCGCTCTGCTCTATAACAATTTGGAGATTTTTGGCCAGTATTGCGCCTATGCCTCACGGCCGCCTTGTGTGGATATTTTGGCGGTCGCAGAGTGACGCAAGAAAACCACGGGTGAGCTACGCCCGTAGACTCGGACGCCCTTGCGTGGATTAAAGGGGCGCCGCAGAGGGGTGTAGCTAGATGAGCGTTAAGAGAATCGACCACTCAACTAATTTACTTAATAAGGAGTCATCATGACTGAAAACACCCTGAATACCGCAAAAACCACGGCCACGGAAACCGCGAAAACCGTCAAAGCCGCAGTGTCGCATACTTTCGCAGTACCGCGTAAATACGCGGAATACTGTGAAACCCGCGCCGAGACTCAGACGGTTGAGCTGTTCAAACCGAGCAAAAACGCAGTCCGCATCAATTCCGACGACTGCGCAGGCGACCGCCGCGCCTATCGCACGGTAATCGCCGAAAAGCTCGACGGTCTCTGTGTAACGCGTCACGCCTACACGTGGGCGCTGTCGAAAGTTTTGTACGGCGTAGTTACTGACGCCTATAAAACTAGAGCGCCGTGGAAAGTAACGGAAATCCTGTGTGCCATGCAGGAAAAGCACTTTAGCCGCGATGAAATCAATCGTATGTGCGTGTATTTCGAGCTCGCGGGGTTTGATGTCCAGAAACCGCGCGGCGCAGACGGTATCCCCGTCTGTAACGCGATTAGGGATGCGGCACAGCAAGCCGCCGTATTCGAAAAAATGCGAAAGGTAAACGCCTTCGATCTTAAGATCAGAGGCGGAGACCCCGAACAGGTCCGCGCTAAGGCCGCCGCCTCTGGCGACGCGGCTAAGCGTATCCGCGACGGTTTGAACCGCGCGGCCGCCTCCGCAAAAAAGAACAGCGAAGCGTCTAAGGATCCCGAAGACAAAAAACTGTTCGACCGTGAGCGCGCCCTTGCGCTCGCAACAAAAGAAATTCTCTCGTTTGTCTCGTACTGCGAGGATCCCCGCGCGGTCCTCGTTGAGTTCAAAGCATGGTTTGAATCGAACCACGCGAAGGAGCTCAAGGCCAAAAACGAGGATGAGGCAGAAAAGCTGATTAAGGCCGGCAAGGCCTAACCCCTAGATCCCCCGACCGGGCAGCCCCCGGTCGGGGGATCTTTTTGGGCCCGAAGGGCCTATCATCAGGCCGATAACAACGCCGCCGCGCGTCGCAAGGTCGCGCGGTTTTTGTACCCGTAATTGTAATCACCCAGTGCACGTAATGGTGGAGTCCCTCAGGGGCTTGGCCATTGCGCCACGGCGGCGCCGTGGCATGGTGTCCACGGGTGATGGCGACTCTAGGCCACGAAGTGGCCTAGGCGCACCGCTTCTGGAGCCTGCACGGGCGAAAATTGCCAGCGAGACCGTCGACTAGACAAGAAATCGCTTGTCTAGCCAATCGCTACAGTTTTGTCTAGGGGCCAAATCGCCTCGAAACCCCTGTGCCACAGGGCTTCTATTCATTCTCTTCTTTCTTACTAGACAACTAGACAAGAAAATTAAAAGAGGGTACGTACGCGAGGGCCTCAACGCCCCTCAACCTCGGGGCGTTAGACAGGGGTACAGCCACGCAAAACCACGACCCCCTCGAAAAAATCTTGTCTAGTTGTCTAGCAAAACCGCTCTCGCCTACTCCCACAGGGGTTTAGGCGCTAGACAAGTCCTAGACAAGTCTCGATTTTTTGTCTAGCCGCAGGCAATTCCTGTCTAGCAGCACCGAATGTAACAAATCGTGATGCTCTATACAGCTTCACACTTTCGACCCCAAAAACTTTAGACCTGTTTTTTGAAAAACTTGTCTTTTTGTCTAGCCACGCGTCTAGTCCCTACTGCCACAGGCGTTTCGGGTTAGACAAAACTCTAGCGAGCGGCTAGACGCGCTAAAAACTTGTCTAGTTACGGGTTTGTACCTAGGAGGTACCGTGAAAAAAGACTACTCGCTGGAAATCATCGTCCAACCGGGCACGGACGCTCGCTACATCTATAGGGGCGGCATTCTTGTCGCCTTCGCCGCTCCTGCCGGCGTCTCTGCGTACCGTGCGGTCGCAGGGGTGTGGTACACCAACGGCGAACTAAAAGAGGAATCATTCGATAGCCTCGAAGATGCCCTCGAATGGGCAATAGCAATGTGTCAGGCGGTGTGGCTTATCGCCGCCTGACCGCTAGACCGATCATCGGGCGGCATTCCGCCCAAGGAGGCCACGTGTATCAGCTAATAGACACCCGCGAGCAGGCGTCTCTAGACGCCGCTTCGCGTGGTCAATTCTCAAAAGCACTCCACCGTGCAGTGGTGCAGGCGCCCGACACCCGCAGCGTCACGGTGGAGTTTTATGTAAAAGAAGCGGAGTTCGACGCCCCGAAGGCGCGAATTGTCCGCACCTATTCGCGTAATCAGATAAAGGAGATTCTCTAATGGCTATTGAACCGCTCTGTCCCGTCGAGGAAGTACCCGTATTGGAAAGGTACGAACGCCGCATCTTGACTGTTCAGGATCAAAGCAACGCGTTCGTCGTGATGTATTACGGTAAGGAGATCCGCCTGCGTGCGGTGCACCGTTGGGAGAAAGGCAACCGCGCTAACGTAACTGTGACGTTCGACCGTGCCGTGGCGAGAGAGCTCGCTCGCGAACTTTGGAAAGCCGCGGGGCAATGCGACGTATTCGCCGAAACTGAGAACTTCTGCCGACACGCTGAAGGCATGACCTCCTTGGATGAGGAGACCGCCGACGCGGATGACGCCCTGTTCCCCTTCTCGACAATCGACCGAGCGCACTACGAAAGCTTCAACCCGCCGCGCGCCCAAGTGGTTGAGGCGCCCAGTCCCAAGAAGAGAACGACCAAAAGGAGTACCAGAAAATGATATTGACATTCCTTGCATGGGGCTACCTCGTCGCGTGGCTGGGCATTGTCCTAGCCACGGGCGAGTGTGCCTTTGAGGCGCGTTGCGCCTATCGCGACCACGGCGCGAAGTCCGTGGAGTTTATCAACATGGTTTTAGGCACGCTGGGGTGTGGCGCTCTCGTCGTCCTCAACGTGCCGCTTGTGTCCACCCTCTTGGACACTATGGTTTTCTACTAGAAGACCGATCATCGACCTATCACACGTATACACTTCGTATACACTTAGGTCACTACATACTGAATCATTTATAGGAGTTGAACCGTGAAGTTCAAGAACATCAAAGCATCCGTCCTCGCTCAGTTTGCCGTCAAGGACGGCCACAAGTTCGTGCCGTTCATCATCGGTGCGCCGGGCGGTGGAAAGTCCGCCTGCGCACGCGAAATCGCGCAGGCTCTCGCAGACCTGCATGGCATTCCTCAGGAGCGAATCATCGAATTCAACCCGTCGCTCCGCGAGCCGACGGACATCCTCGGACTCCCGCGCATGGACGGCGAGTGCAGCCGATGGCTCCCGCCCGAGGAGCTGTACAAGATCCGAAAGGGTCAAGGGGCGTCGATCCTCATCGTCGAGGAGTTGAGCGATGCCACGATGGACATGCAGAACCCGCTCTGCCGTGTCATCCTCGATCGCTACGCGGGGCAGATGGCCCTGAGCGACCGGTTGTTCATCATTGCCACGGGCAATAGAACCGAAGACCGAAGCGGTGCAAACCGCCTTTCGACCAAGCTCGCCAACCGCATGGCGATCCTCAACTACGAGGAGAACCTCGACGACTGGCTCGAATGGGCGGCGGAGCACGACGTGCCCGCAGTCCTGAGGATGTTCCTCAAGTGGAGGCCCGCCCTCCTCTCCGACTTCGACGCGACGCGAACGTTCAACCCCACGCCCCGCGCGTGGGAGTCTGTCGGACGTATCCCCTTCGACCTGCCGCAGGACGACTTTTTCGAAATGGTGCAGGGGTTGGTCGGTCCCGGGGCAGCCGCAGAATACTGCGGATTCATCAAGATCTGCAACGGCCTGCCCGACCTCGAAGAGATTGCCAAGCACCCCGACAAGGCCGAGGTGCCGACCGAGCCCGACGTGCTGTACGCCGTCGCGGCCAAGATCATCAGTGGCATCACGGCCAAGAACTTCCCCAAGGCGTACAAATACATTTGTCGTATGCCGCCGGAGTTCCAAGTGAAAGTCTTCTACGAAGCCGCCCGCACGAAGGACGGCAAGGCCATCACGCGAACGAAGGAGTTCGTTGACTTTGCCATGAAGAACTCGGCGCTTCTCAGCGCCGCCGCATAAGGAGACAAGCATGGAAAACGGAATGTTCATTCCCCCCATCCATTGGGACGACGAGACGTTCCTGCGTATGGTCGAGCCCTATCTGACCACCGACTTGGAACGCCACTTGTTCGCGCGCCTCAGCCGCTCCGCGGCCTACGACGCGGTGTACGAGGAAGGCGAGTACGACACCTACCCCCACGAGGATCTCGTGAGCACGCTCAAGGAGCGTGACGACCGCATCGGCGAACTCGAAGCCGAGGTCGAGCGCCGCGGCGAGGACTACGCACGCGAGTACGTGAAGAACGAAGAGCTCGAGTACGAAGTCCAGTCGCTTAATGACAAGATCAACGAACTCAACGACACAATCGCCGATAAGGAGGCCGATAACGATTCCCTTGACCGTGAACTAACGGCTGTGAAGAACAAACTCGCCAAGTACGAGTAGGACCGATCATCACACCTATCATCGGGGCGACCACGTGTCGTCCCTTCGCTTAATTACTAACTCATACAGAGGCATCTATGCTTAATATTCCTACCCTTCGCGAAAAGGCAATTACCGTCCGCGTTCGCCGCTCCATGTACACGCCGACGAAGTACGACAAGGCGGCAACGGCGGCGGCAGAAGCCGCACTGGGCACCGCCAAGACCGGGCGCTACACCAAGAAGCTCCTGCGCGCTTGCAAGGAACTTCGTGACTGCCAACACGCCTTCCAAGACGTGTACAACTACGCGGTTCAGAACACTCTCCCGTGGATGGACGAAGGCGTCCGCGTTCTCCCGAACGACAACTACATTGAGTTCGCCGCAGAGATCGGGCGGCTCCGCAGCGTCGCCATGCAGAAGGTGCAGGCGCTTGCCACGGTGTGGGACACCGCCGTCATGGCAGACAAGGGGTTCCTCGGCGGCATGTGGGATCCTCACGACTACCCGACCAAGAGCGAGATGGTAAACAAGTGGGATATCCGCATCATGTTCTCGCCCGTTGCGACGAGCGAGGACTTCCGCATTGATATGGACGAGTCCGATAAGGCCCTGCTCGATCAGGCCATCAAGGACGTGGAAGAGCAGGCGACCGACTACCTGCTCAAGCAGATTCTCGAGCCCGTGGCGGCCATGAGCGCCAAGCTCGCCGTGCCTATCGGCGAAGAAGGTGCAGTGTTCAGAGACACGCTCGTGGGCAACCTGCGCGATGTGTGCAAGCGTGCCAAGAAGCTCAACATCAACAACGACGAACGCGTGGACGAAGTTGTGGACGAGATTGAGCATGCTCTTGTGAGCATCACCCCTCAGACTCTGCGTGAGTCTGACTACGTGCGCGCCACGACTGCCAAGCGCATGGACGAGATCTCTAAGAAGCTCAACCAGTGGTTCTAAGGAGTGGCGGCATGAGGAAATTGAAAGACCTGATCGACACGGTTACGGAGCGCGGATACTACGTCAGTGAGGCGTATCGCCTGCAGAAGGATGTGGACTCCTTGTCCCGTCGCGTGCGGGACTACTACGGGGTGCCCGTTGGCACCTACATGGGAACGCCGATGCTCTTCGCGATGCTCCGCTCGGAGCCCATGATGCGGCGCAGGGTTGCAAAGTGCGGGATGTACCTCCAATCGCCGGCTGAGATCGAGGAGCAACAGCGCATCAGCGCCCTTGTCTCTCTGCTCAGCGACACGCTTCGCCGCGTGTGCGAAGAAGAACCCGACGTGCGCTACGACATCATCGAGCGGGTGCAGTCGCCCATCAAGCGCGAGCTAAGGGGGCCGATCTTCAGCGCCATGGGAGATCGCGCCACGAAGGAATCCCTCCTCAACATCATCCGCATGGCGGCAAAGAAGCTCAGCAAGCAGGAACTCAAAGAAGTCCTTGCGACCGAGCTTGTTAGAAAAATCATGGAGGACTAAATGGGAAAACGGTTTACGCCCAAGCGCATTACGTCTGGCGAGAAGCGGCGACAAGAAGGCTGGGAAGGTTTTTCCTTTGCCCAGTCGGAGAAAGTCAGGAAGCTCGTCGTAGAAGCGCGCAAATGGCTCGCTCCCGATGTCGGCAGGAGCTCAAAAGGCTGGTACTTCATTATGGCCATGATGCGCCTTGGGCAGGGGTTCCGATACCTGTGGCCGCGTGACAAGGACACGAAGTGGGCAGGACTAACTAACGACGAAGCGGAGCGCGCCGCGGCGTATGCAGCCGTTTTCGGCGACACGCTCGACCTGCTCATTTTTGAGCGTAAGGCCGTCAAGATCGCTGTCATCAAGAACAGCGTGCGATGGCTCAACAAAGACCAACGGAACCGCTGGGATCGAATGCTTGCAGAGGCGTACTCGGCCGACGAGTACGCCAAGATCTACGCAGAGAAAGCCCTGATGTCAATGTCGCAGAAAGAGATTGAGGAACTCGTTGCGACGGTCATCACAAAGAAAGTACTCGGAATAGAGGAATAACCATGAAACCTAACGATAAATTGAAGAGCGCGCTCGTTGCGCTCATGCTAAGGTGCCCGTTCTTCGGGAGCATCGCAATGAAGCGCCCCATCGTGCTCGACGACGGTGTGGCGACGGCCTGTGTCGCAATGGATGGCACCATCCGCGTGGCACCTGCTTTCGTCGAGAAGCTCGATCGGGAACAACTCGTTTTCCTCATCGCACATGAGGCAATGCACGTCGCCTATGCGCATCTGCCGCGACTGATGGGGCGCGACCCTCAGGTGTGGAACGTCGCAACGGACGCTGTCATCAACGACATGCTCAAGCGCGAGCACGTGGGGCGCCCCATTGATGGAGGCGTGGACATGCCGGGGTCAGCAGACCGATCCGCTGACGACATCTACAACGAGCTGATGAAGAACGCAAAGCAGGACCCGCAAAGTGGCGGCAGTGGCGGCTCGTCGGTACCAGTGCAGGACCTTCGCCCGGAGGACCTATCAAAAGACCTATCAGAGGGCGAAGTGAAGCGACGCGTTTCCGTCGGCAAGATGGAGATCGCCGCCGCGGCCCAAAGCGCTCGAATGCAGGGCAAGCTGTCCGGTTCTCTGGCTCGCACACTAGAGAACTATCTTGAGTCCACTGTGCCGTGGTATCAGGTACTCGAGCGCTTTATGGTCAGCAAAGCTGAGCAGCACCACACGTGGGCTCGTCCCAACAAGCGGTTCCTACAGACTGCCTACCTGCCTCGTCGTGAGCGTCTCCCCTCCATGGGCAGGCTTGTCATCGGTGTCGATGTGTCGGGCTCAATCTCCGATCATGAGGTCGAAGGTTTCCTCGGCCACGTCAACGCCATCATTGAGCAGTGCAACCCGCGCGAGGTTGTCGTGCTCTACACGACTTCAGTCGTGGAGCGTGAGGACACTTTCAGGCGCGAGGACTACCCCGTCAAGGCTAGCAAGCAACGATGGTACGGCGGTACCGATATGGGAGCCGTCACGAGATGGATCGACCACAGCGGTGAGGACACGGATTTAGCTGTCATTTTCACTGATGGCTACACGCCTAAGCCGGAGAAAGTGCCCTGTGACATCGTGTGGGTGGTGACGACCAACTGCGAAATGAGCGGATTTCCCGGAACCGTCCTGAGAGTCACAGATGAATGAGATCCAATGGAGCATCGTCGAGAACGAGTCCGGGCGGCGCGTCTATCAGATGCGCATTCCCGATAAGTACGCGTTCGTAATTTCCGGGATCATTGACTACGATCCTGCGCGGCCACGGTTCAAGGCCGTAGCCAAATTCCCCGACATCCATGTCGAGTGGTACGACACATTGGAGGATGCCAAGGACTTCCTCGTTGCGGAGTACGCTCGTTGGGTGCTTTCCAAATAACTGAGGGGGCTAAACCCCCCTCACCACCAAGTGATTTAGTTATGAAAAAAGATTCATTTTCCTCGTTCGGTATGCGCATTTATGCCGAGCCAGTCCACGACATGCCGTCCGTCTCACACAAAGACGGCTCGATCAGCTCTAGGGCGCTTTACGTGCCTCACGATAAAGACAAGGTTTCAGATATTCTGGTCTACATCGAAGACTTCGGTAATTTGGTCTTCGCTCGCCCAGACTTGCATTTTCCCCGCTCTACAGGCTTCGCTTTCTGCCACTATGGCAAGATTGCGGCCAAGGTGAGCAGGCCGTTGGGACTGCGCCGTTCACTTGAGGTCGTGAGCCGAGCGACTCTGGCCAGACTGGACGCTGAGTGTAAAAAAGAGCGCGGGTTCGCGTTGAGGCATCTGCGCGCAGGCACAAACGAAGTAGGCGCGGTACTCAGAGCACGCGCATTCAAGGCATGCTTTGAAAAGGCGAAGGAAATTCCGAAGCTTGTCGCGTGGAAGGCTGTGCCGTGCCAGCTGCAGCCGCCAACTTCGATCGTTTTTCCTAAGAGCGCAGACGGCCGCATACGAGGCTGGCTCGGCGCACTTAAAGATGCTGCGCAGGAGGCCGGCCATGGAGTGCATTACTCTGCGTCATTGGATCCCCGTGGCGGAGTAGCCGTCATCCCCCTCTACGATAAGCTTTTTAGCAGACACGGGTTTATGCAGGTGTCCTACGACGCCACAGCGGGGAGATATGACGGATCAGGGTACTGCTACAGCGCATCGCCTTTCATCGGAGTTCGCAAGGTAGGCTTCGACAAGCCTAGGTTCGAGGTCTTTTACTACAGCGAAGGCAAGGCAGTACTGTTGGCGAGTACCACTATTTTGTCGCGCGTATTTGAAATCGCTACGCGAGAAGTTTCCAAGGCTTTATTGGGTGTCGGCAACTCGTGCTTCCAACGCGACATAGCCGACACACGCGTTTATAAGATGCTCTTGGCTCCAGTAACTCGCGAGGAAGCCATCAAGAAGTGCGACGAAGTGATCGAACACTACACGCGCGAGTTCGAAGTTGTGTTGAAGGGTCATCTTGAGCACGAACGATGCGCGCAGTGCAGCACCTCAGACGCAGCCTCACCCGGGATCCTCGCACTGCTCCATAAATTGCTGAAGATTGACGAATAAGGAGAAACCCTATGAGAAACAACACCCGCCGACGTGTCCTGAAGAACACGATCTCCCCCGCCCTTGTCCACCGCGCACTCCGTGAGATGGAACGCCGCTTGGTGCGAGTCGAGACTCGACTTGTGCGCCTCGCCCATGGGATGAAGGTTAAGGTTAAATAATAATCTATGTATAAACGCGTATAGACGCTGTGTACAGCTTGCGCTAGAATCAGCGTCTATACAGAAACAAATCCGACGAACATAAAATGCTCACCATCGACTTTGAAACCTATTGGGACAAGGACTTCAGCCTGTCGAAAATGACGACTGAAAGCTACATCCGAGACCCTCAGTTCGAGGTTATCGGAGTGTCCATCAAGAAGGACGACGGCCCCATCGAATGGGTGTCCGGCGACGATCAAACCATCAAGCAAGCCCTGCTCGAACGTGGCGCACAGAACGATGTGTGCGTAGCCCACAATGCGGCCTTCGACATGGCAATCATGAACTGGCGATACGGCATCCGCCCCCGTGTCATCGTTGACACGCTTAGCATGTCGAGACCTATCACCGGGCTGTCTGTGGGCGGCAGTCTGCGTGCGCTAGGTGAGTACTTCGGCATCGGCGAGAAAGGCACAGAGGTGTACAACACCCAAGGCAAGCACCGCAAGGACTTCACGTCCGAGGAGCTTGAGCGCTACGGGCGCTATTGCCAGCAGGACGTGAACCTCACGTATCAGCTCCTGCAGAAGCTTCTCCCGTTGTCCACCGCACAAGAAATGTACCTGATCGACCTTACGATCAGGATGTTCACCGAACCCGTCCTCCAGCTCAACGCCGAGCTGTTGGAAACCCACTTGGAAAAGGTCAAGGCGGACAAGCAGGCGCTGCTCGACAGCGTTGCGCATGGCGACCGCTCGGCCTTCATGAGCAATGACAAATTTGCAGAACTCCTACGGGCGGAAGGGGTGGAGCCGCCGACAAAAGTCTCGGAAAAGACAGGCAAGACGGCGTACGCGTTCGCCAAGACAGACGCCGGTTTCCAAGCACTTCTCGACCATCCTAATGAACGCGTACAGGCGCTTGCTTCGGCGCGTCTGGGGTTGAAGTCCACGCTCGAAGAAACACGCACACAAGCATTCCTAGACATTGCCCGTCGCGGCCCGATGCCCGTGATGCTTAACTACTACGGTGCGGCGAACACGGGGCGCATGTCCGGCGGGGACGGCACGAATCCGCAGAATCTACCACGAGGCGGCGCGTTGCGTGAGGCCATCTGTCCTCCCGAAGGCTATACGCTTGTGGCTTGCGACTCTTCGCAGATTGAAGCGCGCACGCTTGCGTGGTTTGCCGGACAGAACGACCTCGTCGAGGCATTCGCCAATGGCGAGGACATCTACTCGAAGTTCGCATCGAGCGTGTATGGCAAGCCGATCAACAAGCACGAGCATCCTGAGGAGAGACACGTAGGAAAAACGTGCATTCTTGGTCTCGGTTACGGCACAGGCGCTTTGAAGCTACACAATGCTTTAGCAAATGGTTTCATCAAGGTGAACCTTCCCGCGGCTGAATGCGAGCGTATTGTCAAGCTCTACCGCTCTCAGTACGACACGATTCCCCGCCTGTGGAAGGACTGCCAGAACGCGATCACCAACATGTTCAACGGCTACGACTCTACTGTCGGCGTGGCAATCAGGCTACCCGTGTCAGGGGCGGATCACACGATTTTGCTCCCTAACGGGATGAAGCTTCGTTACCCCGACCTCAAGTGCGAGACAAACGACCGTGGGTTCCCTGAGTACTCCTACCAGAAGAAGCGCTTTCGTGCGCGCCTGTATGGAGGTGCTTTGACCGAGAACCTCATTCAGAGCCTCGCTCGAATCATCGTGGCTTACCAGATGTGCAAGATCAAGCAGGAGCTGGACAAGACCTGCAAGGCGAAGGCCGATGGCAAGATCAGGCGTGTCGTCCACATGGTGCACGACGAAGTCATCGTGGTGGTGCCGGACGAAGAGGCGCAAGAAGTGAAGCATATGATGGAAACGATCATGTCAACCCCGCCAAAGTGGGCTCCGACGTTGCCGGTGTCCTGCGAAGCGGGCCTCGGGAAAACCTACGGGGAGGCGAAGTAGCGCCGATTTATGAGTAGTTGTATAGCCTTGTTTTGATCTATACTGAGAGCGTTCCCTGACGCTCTAAGGTATTTCTCATGAAACAGCTTGTATACGACTACCAACGTTTGCGCGAAGCCATTGTGCTTGTGCTCGATCCTCGGTACGGCCCGAGTCGTGAACAGCGTGTACGTGAGGCGATTGCGAAACTCCCTCACAACCGCCAGTTCTTCTGGAAGGCTATTGAGCCGCTCAACGAAATCGTTGCGGTTGCTCGCCAGTCTCCCACCAAGGCTCAGGACATATTGGACATGGCGTCACGCAAGCGCGGACAGCTTCAGGCGCAGCGTGAAAAAGCCACGCCGCTCGATACGAAGCGCCGTGCGCACCTTCGCGAAAACACCCGAAACTATCGTGCTCGCCTTGACAACGCGTTGAAGACGGAGGAGCTCCGCCGCCAGCGTCGTTTGACCCGCGAGGAAGCCACGGCTTTTCTCGACGAAAAGAAGAAGCTGTGGAAGATGCGTGTAGAGCAGTTCCTGCAGGATCATCCTGAGATGAAGCCTGCTCAAGCACGCTCGGTCTGCACTGCGCAGATCAACAAGGAGGTGCAGGAGCGTTACGAACGCGCCGTTGCAAGCGGAGCGATCAAGCGTCCCAGCACAACGTCCCGAGACGGCCTGTCGAGAGACAAGATCCGCAACTTGGAACGCAAGTTTAACAACCGTTGAGGGGCTTAGTCCCCTCTAGGGGACTATATGAAAATACCCGCATGGACTGCGTCATCAATTGACGCATTCACTTCGTGCCCGCATAAGTATTACCGCTTGCGCGTGGCACGAGACATCAAGGATCTGCCCATGAGTGAGGAGTCGCTTTATGGGCAGAAGATCCACAAGCTCTTTGAGAACGCGGTGAACTGGGGTGACCCGTTGCCGAAGGACTACAAGAGCTACGAACCCTTGGTCGAGAAGATCAAGGCAATGCCCGGCGAAAAGCTCCCTGAATTCCGTTTCTCCATCACGGAAGATTTCCAACCGTGCGCTTGGAAAGATGCGTGGTCGAGAGGAGCTGCCGACCTTGTTGTAAAGAACGGCAAGCAGGCCATCATCATTGACTACAAGACCGGCAAGCGTAAGCCGTCCGAACAGTTGGCGCTCTATGCGGGCTTCGCCTTCGCCTACTGGCCGGAGCTCGAGGTCGTCCACACGGCGTACGTCTGGCTCAAGGATCGAAAGATTGACCGCGTGTCATACAAGGCCGAAGAAAAGCACAAGATCTGGGAGACGTGGGTTCCCCTCGTCCATAGGTTGTATCTCGCATATGAAAAGGACCAGTGGATGAAACGCCCGTCCGGCCTTTGCCGCAAGTGGTGCCCCGTCAAAGATTGTGATTTCTGTGGAGTGTAATGATGGAATACGAAATTGAGGGAGACGAAGGTGAGCAGTTCAACCCCGGACTCGAGGCTATCTGCGTAATGGTGGAAAGCGGCGTTCTGTCGCCAAGCGATGGGGTTCGCCGTGCCTACGAGCTGGGGGTTGAAACGGTCTTCAATACCCTCAACGAGATCATCGAAGAAGAAGCGGTGGATCAATACGCCGCTGAGGAGGAAGAATGAAAGTCAAGATTAAGAAACTAAACCCTAACGCCAAGATGCCCACTCGTGGGACGGAACATTCGGCAGGCTTTGACCTGTACGCCGCCGAAGAGTTCGATGCGCCGATCTTCGAAGAGCAGACCGTTCGCATTCAGACGGGCCTCGCCTTTGAAATCCCTGAAGGATACGTTGGCGTGGTGTACAGCCGCTCCAGCACTGCCCTCAAGGGCCTCATCATCACGCCTTTGCTTGTGGATTCCGACTACCGGGGACAAGTCTACATAACGGTAAAGAACACCTCCGGGAAGCCGTACTGCGTCCACAACGGCGACCGAATCGCGCAGATCAGGATCGAGAAGCTAGTTCCGACCGAATATGAATGGGCTGACGACCTGAGCGATACCGAACGAGGCACAGGCGGCTACGGCTCCACTGGACGATAAGGAGCACGGTATGGACGTAAATAAGCTCGAAGGGGCTTACCAGTACGACCCGCACAAGTGGAACAGGTTTCCTGAGGTCGAGCCGCCTGAAGGTGTCTGGATGCGCGTCGAGTGGCGAGAGGGCGTTGAGCTTCGTCGAGCTGTCGCTCACTACGTCACTTGGGGCGACGGAGATGAGTTTGCGTGGGTCGATCGAGGACTCATCAAGAATGTCGAACGCTTCCGCCCGTGGGTCGGCCCAGAGGAGAACGTTGAATGACGCCCGAGGGCAAGGTCAAAGCACAAGTGAAGTCCCTGCTCAAGGAACGCAAGGTGTGGTGCTACATGCCTGTTCAAAACGGCATGGGGGTCGTGGGAATTCCAGACCTCATTGCATGCGCACCTGTGGAGATTACTCAGGAGATGGTTGGGCAGAAGCTCGGCGTTTTCATGGGCATCGAGACGAAGGCCCCCGGCAAGGCGAAGAACACCACGCCTAACCAGAAGCGGCACTTGGAGAATATCCATGTCGCCGGAGGTGTGGCGGTCGTAGCCGCCGACAGCCAAGTCGTCGAAGACGCACTTACTAGGTTGCAGCAGTATGGAGAATGTATCTACTCAGTCCCGTAACATGTTCCCCACTGAGGAACAGTGCGCCCAGTACATGGCGCAGGTTGCAGGCACAGGCGACACGATCCTGCAGACATGGCGTCTGCACAAAGATCCCTACCAACACGTAAGCAAACTTCTTGCACAGTGTGAACAGAGTGCGGAGTGGTGCCTCGACCGCGCGACCATTCTGGACATCGGCTGTGGCACGGGCGAGTTTATCTGGCACGTCCGCAACTTGACGGCAGGCCGCGCAGCGGTGGAGGGGATCAATTACTATCAATGTCAGGCGAGCATCGGTGGGGACGCTGTTCCCATCGTCGTCGGCGACATCACCAAGATGGAGCTTCCTCCCTGCCGATACGACATTGCGTTCTGCAACTACACCATGGGCTACTTCGACCCCGTACAGGTGCAGGACATCATGCGAAAGATCTACACGGCACTGAAGCCCGGAGGCAAGCTCTTCATGTGGGATGTCATGCCGGCTTCGCTTGCGTGCAGGTCGCTTTTCGGGTACCGCTTGTATGACGCATGTGATTACAGGAGCATGTGCACGCCGTTTATGGCCCCGAACGGTGCCAAGGCATTCACCAACTGGATTTGCCCGTCCGACGTCTACTGCATGGCGGACAACATTCAGAAGGTGGCGTCTGAGCAACAGTTGGAGCTTTTCCGAAAGTTCAGCCGACCCGTACTGTACAGGTTTACAAAGGAGGACTAATAGATGGACAACATTGACAGGGCGCAGCAAGAGCTCGAAGCGTATGCCACTCTTGTGAAACCGCCCGATGCCAACAAGAAGGAAGCGAAGCCCACGGGCTTCTGTCTCTACTGCGGCGAGCGCATTCCGAAGGGCCAGCGATGGTGCGACTCGGAGTGCCACGCCGACTGGGAAGCTGAGCAACGCGTAAGGCGTCGTCAGTACAGGCGATAATTTATAAGGAGCCGTAATGGGAGTTCCTAAGAATTACGCGGGCCAGAAATACGGACTGCTTACGGCGGTCAGCATTACTGAAGAGCGCCGCGGGCATAGCCGTGTCTGGCTATGCCAATGTGACTGCGGAGGTGAGTGCAGGCGAGTTGTCTCGGAGCTTCACAGAGCAGTGAAACGAGGGCAAACGCCTTCTTGCGGGTGCCTGTATTCTAAGCACCATTCAGAAGCCGCCACTAAGCACGGATATTCTAGGCATCCTCTCTACCATATTTGGCAAGGCATGAAGCAAAGATGCTACGACACCAAGCTCCACGAATACCATAGGTATGGTGGGAGGGGCATCAAGGTCTACGCAGAATGGCTTAATCCCGAGACTTTTATAAAGGACATGCTCCCCACTTGGAAGCCGGGCTTGACGTTAGACCGAATTGACGTCAATGGCGACTATTCCCTTTGTAATTGTCGCTGGGCCACCCCTAAACAGCAGAACCGCAACAAGAGGAACAATAGGCTGATTGGGGGCATCACCGTTACGGAGTTTGCAGAGAAGCACGGCATAAGCAGGGAAACTGTTTACGCCAGAATCCGTAACGGGGTACCCCTTGAGCAGCTCAGTGTTCCCCCGGGGCAACTATCTAAAAGGAGTAATAGCTATGCCACAAAGCCCAAAACGTAAAGCGGAATACGACGCTTGGTATAATGCTAAGCCTGAGCAAAAGAAAAAGCGAGCGATGCGCAACGCCGCACGCCGTGAGCTGGAGCGAGAAGGCCTAGTCCACAAGGGAGACGGTAAAGACGTCGACCACAAGACCCCGCTCAAGCGCGGGGGATCCAACGCCCGCTCCAACCTTCGGGTTGTGAGTGAAAAAGCCAATCGAGGTTGGCGACGAGGCAAGTCCTCGTACAACCCGTAGGAGCCAACATGATTATCTATGCACCCAAGAAGGCGGTGATTCTTCGACCGAAGGAGCCGTCGAAGATCACAACCGTTATCCCGACGGCCAAGGAGTTCAGCTTTAGGGGTAAAACGGGCTTGGTTGCGGTGCCGCACAAGCCCGATGAAACCAAAGTCCTGCAGAATCTCGGCTACGAAGTGCCTGCGCCAATGAATTACTACTACCCGTACAACGGGAAGTTCACGCCGTTCAGCGCGCAGAAGGTCACTGCGGAGTTTGCGACGATGCACCGCCGCGGCTTCATCTTGAACTCCATGGGCTTGGGCAAGACGATCACTACGCTCTGGGCGCTTGACTACCTTCGTTCCATCGGGGCTATCCATCGAGCCTTGGTCATTTGCCCGATCTCGGTGATGGAGCGCACGTGGGCCGACGAGATCTTCAAGTCCTTCCCGGAGCTTCAGGTCAACGTGCTGTACGGCACCCGCGACAAGCGCCTGAGGCTCCTCAAGGAACCCGCAGACATCTACATCATCAACACGGACGGCATCAAGATCATCAAGGACGACCTTGCCGACCGTGATGACATCGACATCGTTGTGATCGACGAGGTCGCCCTCTTCCGCAACCACTCCGCGGAGCGATGGAAGGCGGCCAACGAGATCTGCAACAAGCAGCTTCACGGCTCCCGCCGCGTGTGGGGGCTCACAGGCTCGCCGATGCCCAACTCTCCAACGGATGCCTTCGGGCAGATCCGCTTGGTAACCCCGGCCAATCCCGACTGTCCGAAGTACTTCGGCAAGTTCAGGGACTTGACCATGCTTCAGTTGACGCAGTTTAAGTGGGTTCCCAAGAAGGACGCCGCTGAGACGGTCTTCCGAATCATGCAGCCTGCTGTGCGCTTTGCTCTGGACGACGTGGTCGACCTGCCCCCGCAGATCGTCACGGAACGCAAGGTCGCCCTCAGCAAGGAGCAGCTGGTTGCGTACAAGGACATGGCCGCCAAGCTGCGCAGCGAGCTAGAGGCAGGCGAAGTACTGGCAGTTAACGAGGCAGTCAAGGCCTCCAAACTCCTGCAGATAACTTGTGGTGTGGTTTACGGCGACGAAGGCCAACGCCTCGAGGTCAACAGCACTCCGCGTCAGGAGGCTGTTGATGAGATTGTCTGCGAGTCCGAAGGCAAGGTCATTGTCTTCGTGCCTTTCAGCGGAGCCTTGGATAGTCTGCGCGACTATCTGGTGAAGCAGGGGCATGCGGTGGCGGTTGTGGACGGCTCGACGCCCAAGAGCGAGCGAGACGACATCTTCTACAACTTCCAGAACCGTGACGATCCCCGCGTCATCATCGCCAACCCGGCCACCATGTCGCATGGCCTCACGCTTACGGCAGCCACGACGATTTGCTGGTATGGCCCCTGCTACTCCAACGAGGTGTATCAGCAGGCCTGTGCCCGCGTTCGCCGTCCCGGCCAGAAGCGCTCAACCGTTATCGTGCACATCGTCTCGACAAACCTCGAAGAGAAGATTTACAGCCGCTTGGACGACAAGCAGTCGCTCCAAGGCGCACTCCTTGACCTCATTAGGGATAACCCCGATGCGGTATAGAGGTTGCGAAAAGTATGCACCTGTAATAGACTACGTATAGAAATAAGGAGCCTAGTATGACTACTATGAATGTCGAGGCCATCGTCGGCGCGTACATCAAAGTGCGCGACGAAGTGGCTCAGATCAAAGCTAATCACAAAGCCCAGCTTGAACCCTATACTCAAGCTCTCGACAAGCTTGAAGCTCAGATGCTTCAGGTCTTGTCTGACGCAGGGGTTGAATCCATGAAAACCTCTGTAGGAACGGCCTATCGTTCCGAACGAACCTCTGTCACGGTCGCTGACAAATCCGCCTTCATGGACTACATCGAGTCCAACAAGGCATTCGATCTCCTCGACGTCCGTGCAAACAAAACCGCTGTTGAAGGCTTCATGGCAGAGAATCAGGACGTCCCCCCGGGCGTCAACATCCGCCGCGAAGTCGCTGTTAATTTCCGCCGTGCATAAGGAGTAATCATGGCCAACATCATCCCGTTTGGTGGCGACAACGTCCCCGCCTATCTTCAGAACACTCAGGCCGACAACTCTGACCTGCTCGCCTATGCTGGTGCTTCCTTCCCCGTGATGTCCATCAAGGGCAAGGTCTTCACCCTCGTTCGTGGTGACGAACGTCAGGTTGTTCCGAATCCGAAGGATCCCGAATCGCCCGCTACGTCCATCACCGTCGCCGTCATCAAGGTCTCTCCGAACAAGTCCAAGACGTACTACGCCAACGGCTTCACGGAAGGCGCTGAGGACAACAAGCCGACGTGTTTCTCGAACGACGGCATCAAGCCCGACAGCTCCGTCGCCAACCCGCAGTGCAAGACCTGCGCCGCGTGTAAGTGGAATGCTTTCGGCACGGCTCGAGGCGACAACGGCCAGATGGGTCGAGGCAAGGCTTGCTCCGACTTCATCCGCATGGCAATCGCCGACATGACGAACATCGACGAACCGATTCTTCTGCGCGTGCCGCCCGCCTCTATCAAGGCTGTTGGCGAGTATGGAAAGTGGTGTGCTCATCGCGGTGTCCCGTACAACGCGCTTGCTACCCGCATCGGATTTGACATGCAGCAGGCCACGCCGCGCCTCACCTTCAAGGCCATGGGCTTCCTCGATCAGGACACCTACATGAAGGTGAAGGAAGCCGCCGACAGCGAAGTCGTCTCCAGCATGATCTATGGCATGCAGCACGACTCCGCCGCCGAGCACGCTTCCGAGCCTGATGACATTCCGCAGACGGTGGTGAAGCCTGAAGCCTCCATGCCGAAGGCCAAGCCCGCAACGCCTGCTCCGGCTCCCGAGCCCGTCCCGGCCTCCACGCCTGCACAGCAGGCCGCCGATGACATCATCGCTCGCGCCATGGGTACGCCGAAGGTGGTGAACAAGGAAGAAGACCTCGGGGCCGTCCTCGACGACCTTGGCTTCGAATAACACTCCACCAACTTAAACCGCACCGGGGGCTTCGGCCCCCATTTTCATAGAAGGTTGCCATGAACACACTGGAATTTTTACGGGCAATCCTTCCCCCTGAAGGGGTATACCTCATCGCCGCACACTCGGCGAAGGGCTTCAGGCACAAGGGCTTTACGTCCTTGGAAGATGCCGCGGCCTTCGCCATGAAGTGCGACGCCTCTGGGGTGCCGACCTATCATGCGTGCGCCGCCTACAAGGCCGCACCATACCGCGACGAGAACGGCAAGCTGATTGCACGCACCTCATCCAACTGGTTGGCCGCCAAGGCCTTCTGGTCCGACATTGACTGCGGACATACGAAGGCGTTGGAGGGCAAAGGGTATGCCACTCAGAAAGAAGGCGCGAAAGCACTGTTGGGCTGGTGCAAAAGTAAAGGCCTCCCATTCCCGATGCTGGTTAATTCGGGGCGCGGCATCCACGCTTATTGGTGCTTGACGAAGCCTCTGCTCCCCAAGGAGTGGGTGCAGGTGGCCTCGGCGCTAAAGTCCGTCATGCAGGCAGACAACCTGCTGATTGACCCGTCAAGAGCCTCGGACTTCGCTTCCGTGCTTCGCCCCGTGGGCTCGTTTAACCGCAAGGACCCTGCGAACCCAAAAGAGGTGAAGGTCGTGCTGGAGCAGAAGGAGCCCATCGACACAGACACATTCTGTGCCAAGGTGGCTGAGCTCCTCGCCAACTCGGACACTACGCTGGGCCCCATCCCGCCGTGGCTCATGGGTGAAGAACCTGAACCGATTCCGTATACACCCCTTGAGTGCAGTGCGGAAGCTTGTGCAGACAAGTGTGCACAAGTTCGAGCCATGCGGGACACACAGGGTGACGTCGGATATGACCATTGGCGCGGCGTCATCGGCCTCATCAAGCACTGCACGGAAGGCATTGAGCTCGCTCGTGCATGGTCGGCACGCCGTGCTGAAACCGGCCACAGCAGTCTTGACGTGGACACCCGGTTCAACACTTGGGAATCCGCACCGCCGACCTGTGAGTTCTTCGAGCGGTGCAACGCCAGCGAATGCGAAGGCTGCCCGTTCAAAGGCAAGATCAAGACGCCTATCGTCCTCGGGCGCATCGAGCCTGAACCCCAAACTGAAGAAGTTGAAGGGGTGTTGGAGGTCAAGACATCAGAACCCGTAACCGTGGAAGTTCCGGAACTCCCCAAGGGCTACGAGTGGGACGGCACCTGTATGGTGCGCTACGTCCCGAACAAAGATGGAGTTCTGGAAGCTCATCCCTTTTGCAAGGTGCGGTTCTACCTCATCGACCGCATTCGCAACGCAGAGGGCAAGTTTGAGTTCGTGGCGCGTGCACACTTCCCCAAGGGTATCATCCGCGAGTTCAACATCCCGGGCAACATCGTCGGGGGTGGCGGTTCCAAGCTCCTTGAGGTGCTGGGCGCTTACGAAATCATGACTCTCAACACAAAGGACGCAACTGCACAAATGGCCGCATACATCAAAGATGCCGTCAACAAACTGACGGAGCAGAAAGCCGTCACGAGCACGCACACGTCGTTTGGGTGGCAACCCGACGGTAGCTTTCTTATGGGCAATCGTCTGTACAAGCCTACCGGCGAAGTGACTGAGGTGCTTTTGAGCGGCTACGCCTACGACAATTACGCAGCGTTTCCGCCCCCCAAGGGTACGGTGGAAGCCTACTCTGAAAAGCTCAACTGGATCTACAACCGCAAGGGCATGGAGCCCATGCAGTACCTGATCTGTTCGCTCTTCGGCGCTCCGCTCACCGACCTCGCCGAGCCAACCTACAACGGTATCCCGTGTGCACTGACGGGCGCAGACTCCGGCAAAGGCAAGACGACCGCTGCCATGGTAGCGCTCTACGCTTTTGGCCGAGCCTTCCCTGACATGGTGATTTCCGGCAAGCAGGGCGCAACTGTGAAGGCGCAGGCTGCTCTCCTCGGCACTTTCGGCAACCTCCCGGTGTTGTTCGACGAGATCACCAACGTGGAAAAGAACCGCTTGTCGGACCTGTGCTACGCACTCTCCAACGGTGTGGAGAACATGCGACTGCGCAGTGCCGCCGGGCGTGTTGCTTTTTCACAACGCGAATCGTGGCGTACTCAGGTCGCCATGACCGCCAACTCGTGCCTGCTCTCCAAGCTCGCCAGCCGCGGGAACACGGAAGCCGAGGCGATGCGCGTTTTCGAAATCCGCGTCGACCAGTACGACATCCCCAAGCTCGACCCCGTGGAGGTTTCCGCGGCTGTTGCTGAGATCGAGAAGAATATGGGGTGCGCAGGCGAGGTGTTTATCAAGTATCTCGTCACGCATCGTGCCTTGGTGTCACGCATGTTGATGGAGTCGTACCAACTGTTCAACTCGGACCCGGAACTGATGACTGAGCCGAAGTACCGCTTCTACCGCAACCACATGGCGGTGACGATGACGGCGGCAAAGCTTCTGACTGAGCTCAACATCATCAAGTTCGACCTGAAGGCTCTGCGTGTGTTCGCCATGGATGCCGCCCACCGCATGGTTGAAGAGGCCGAAACGCACAACTCCATGGACTGCGAAGAGGCACTCTCCCGCATGATCTCCGACATGTCCCCGAAGATCATCACCACGCCGACCTACCAGCCTGAGACCAGTGCGCCGCCCTACCCCGTCGTCGCACCGATGGGCATCGTGGGTCGGGCCATTCGAGGGAACGACGTCAAGCGTGACAAATACCACGGTCGCCTGTTCCTCTCAGCCCGTGCCATCCAGTACTGGTGTGATGACAACCGCGTTGACTGCGCCAAGCTTCGCCGAGAACTCAAAGGTTTTGGTTTCCTGCTTGATTCGGGCGCGCGAGTAACACTCGGTCGAGGAACCACAGTCGTAACCGCTCAGCAGAGGTGCTGGGAGCTTGATCTTCGCAGACTTGAAGAAGGAACTAACAATGTCGAGAGTTGATATATCGGACCCGAAGGTCCACGAGGATGCTCTGGTGACGCGCCAAGAATGCGCAGATTACCTCCGCATCACCGCTACGAGCTGGGACCGCTTGGTCGCCATTGGAAAGGCCCCTCAGAAGGTAACTCCCGATGGCGTTTGGCCCCGTTGGAGAGCCGGTGACATCCGTGAATGGGCGCTCGGACGAGCCACCGCTAGAGAAGGGGCGACTAAAAAAGAGTAACTGTAAGTAACAATGAGCGCGTGCGGGGCAGTGATAAGAAAATGGATTTAGCGCC